GCCATTTGAGGTGGGTCGGAGGGGGGTCTCCCCCACCCCCTGTGGCGGCGGTCAGGTGGCCGGGAGGAAGGGTTCTTCGAGCCGGTCTACGGGACTGGTCTGGTCGTCTCCGAGCGCCCACTTGAGCGCGTGCTCGATGTGCTCGCTCGCCTCGTCGAAGCTGCCGCCCCACGGGAGTTTCATGAGGCGTTCGAGTTCGGCGCGTATCTGGGCGTCGGTCTTCATGCGATCAGTCCTGGGTGCTGTGGCTTGTCCCGCCGGCGGGATGCTCTGGCGCCGTAGCCGTGCTCGCGTGCGGTGATGCTGCTGTGGTGCGAGTGACAGAGCGCTTGGAGGTTGTCCCAGTGGTAGCCGAGCGGCCCGGCGAGTCCTTGTCCGTCCAGGTGGTGGACGTCCTCGCTCGGCTTGTCGCATCCGTCCGTGTGCTGGCAGACGGGATGCGTGGCGATGAAGCGTGCACGGAGGCGGCGCCAGCGACGGTCGCTGTACTGCTGCTTAGCGGATGCCACGGCGGAGGTACCAGAGGTGGAGGCGTTCGCCTGCCCGGGACAGCAGCAGCTCGGCGCCTCCGACGATGAAGCCGAGCGCGACGCAGCCGGCGACGGCGAGCGTGAAGCCGATGCGTGTGTGCGTCACCGCTCCCACCATCGGCCTTGCTTCGGTCGTGCGCGACGCACGGTCCGCTGCGGCTGGTCGTGTTCGCGCGGCTGCTCGACGGTGGGCGTGTCGGGCTGCGGCTGCTTGCGGGCGCGGCGTTCCTCGTCGGTGAGCTGCGGCTGCTTGCGGGCCTTGCGCTGCTCGTCGTCCATCACGCGGCGGGGAGGTCGATGTTCGGGTCGATGGTGAGCGCCTCGTTCGCGGCTGCGGTGTTCGGCCAGTGGATGACCTTGCCGTTCGACAGCGTGCCCTTGAGCTCGACCTTGTAGCCGCCGGAGGTGTCGACGTCCGTGTCGGTCTGGTCGTAGCGCCACTTGCCGCGGTTGACGGGCAGACCGTCGGCCGGGTCGGTTTCCTCGCCGTCCTGCTCGAGCACGACGACCTGACCGCCGACGCCGTCGAGCGCACCGGGGATCTTGAAGCTGATCTCGACCTTCTCGTAGATGGTCAGGTCGGCGCGGACGAGCTGGCCGGTGCTCGGGTTCGTGACCTTGGCGGTACCGGTGATCGGGTCGGCGGTGTCGCCCACCTTGAGCGTGCGGGGCATTAGGCGTCCACCTCCAGGGCGGTGACGGGAGCGTCGGTGGTGAGCGTCGCCTGGCGGCTGTCGACCGCGAGCGCCGCTTGCTGCGGGTCGACGGTAAGCGTTGCGACGAGCGGGTCGATCTCGAGGACGAGCGGGCCCGCGTAGTTGATGCTGGTGATCGCGCCGCCGACGCTGTAGCTCGACCGCCATGCGCGGATGCTGTGAGCGTTGACCTTGTAGCTCGTCTGCCATGTCCCGCCGGCGGGACTGCTGACGGTGTACTCGGACGCCCATGTCGCGATGCCGTGCCCGGCTGTGCCGTATGCGGTCGTCCAGGTGGCCGTGACGTGCCGGGCGGTCGTGTAGCTCGTCTGCCAGGACGTAGAGGAGTGAGCGTGCGTGTCGTACGAGCTTGTCCAGGAGGCGCTCGCGTGGCTCGAGTCGCCCTGGCCGGGGACGGCGAGGCTGCTCGGCGCGACGTCGCTCATTGGGACCGTGACGACCTGCGGGACCTTGTAGCCGGATTCCCAGCCCGCGGCCTGATGCGAGCTGACGCTGTAGCCGGAAACCCATCCTGCGGTCTGGTGCGCATGGACCGCGTAGCTGGACGACCATGCCGCCCCCTGCGCCATCCCGAGCGTGTAGAGCGACTCCCACGAGGCTGTCTCATGCCCCGTGACGTCATAGCTCGACTGCCACGCCGCGGCAGCGTGCCCGTCGGCGGTGTAGCTCGACTGCCAGGACGCCGTCTCGTGCGAGGTGCCAGCGGCAGGCGGGCGGACCTCAACGATCACCGCGTTGTACTGCTGGCCGCTCGGCGCGGTCATCGACAACGTGGTCACACCGGCGGCCGTCGGATTCGTCGACCGCATGACGCGCCACGAGATCTGCGTGGCGCGCGTCCCGTCCGCGATCCGGGTCGTGCCGGTCGCGTACGTGCCCGTCCCGCCGGCGCTCCAGTCCGAAGCGGCCGCAATCGCGAACGATCCCGCCTCCGTCGTGACCGACACGGTCGGCAGGCCGCTCGCCGAGAACGACGCCGAGACGTTCCCGATCACCGGGACCTGGCCGCTCGAGTCGGTGATCTCGACGATCGAAATGATCGCTTCGACGTTGCCGCCGGCGGATCGCTGCGTCGCGGCAGCAACAGTCATGGACCCCGGGGCGGCGCCAGTGGTCGTCTCCCAGATCTCCACGCCGCCGTCCGTGCCCGCGCCGCCCTGCGAGCCTGCGTCCTTGTTCTTCCAGACCTTGCGGCTCCAGACCAACCCGGCTGTCGTCACGCTCACGACCGACGGAACGCTGCTCGTCGTGTCGTTGTTGAGCTGAACGATCGCCAACAGCCGCGCGTTCGCGCTCGGCGTGAACGCGTCGGTCGTAACGGTCGGCTGGCCGGACGGAGCTCCCGAGTCCTTCGGGCCCGTCCTGAGCGTGACGGCCAGCGACACGTCAACACCTCATGCCGACGTCGAGCCCGTCGCTCGCGGCGCCCTTGCCCGGCGAGCCCGGAGCGAGGCAATAGCCCTCGTAGGTCGTCGGGTGCGTGCCGCCGACATAGACCGGCGTGCCGGTGAAGTTCGTCGCGCCCGTGATCGCGGCGAGCGGACTCATGTTGTGATCGGCGGTGAACGCCGACCCGTTCGCCGTCCCGACCTCGGTGATGATGTTGTCACGGATGACCGTCCCGGACCCGGCGTCGTCGGTCAGCTTGCGGTCGAGACTGATGCCGCCACATCCGCTGTTCCACGCCGGCGTCGAGTCGCTCACGCCGCAGCCGGTCGCGCTGTACTCGAACGTGTTGTGCCGGATGTTGGAGCCGGTGTCGCTATTCCAGGTCAGGTTGCCGCCGACCCACGCGTGCGAGCCGCCGGCGAACACGTTGTCCTCAACGACCGAGTTCGAGCCGCCGTCGGCCTGCATGATGTAGCTCGAGATGCCCTTGTTGTCGGGCGTGCCGGTCGGCGAGCCGTTGTCGTGAAAGTAGTTGCGGCGGATGATGTTCCCGGACGGGCTCGGGTCCGAGCAGCACTGCTGGATCGGGTCGTTGTGGTTGAACGGGTCGCCGAGGTCGCGGAACTGCGTGAACTCGTTGTCCTGGATGACGACGTCGCCGCCGTCGGTGCGGATGCCGTCGGCGTCGCCGTTGGGCCCGCCGAACAGGCTGTTCTGCACGGTCACGCCCTGGCCGGTGCCCCAGATCGTGAGACGGGCCGGGGACGTGTTGACGAACGCGATATTCCAGAAGGTGCCGTGGTCGACGAGGATCGTGCCCGCGTTGTCCTTCTCGAGATGCAGCGGCGCGGTGAACGTCAGGTGCTTGAACTCGAGGCTCTTGGACCCGGCGAGGACGTACGACTCGTTGCAGCAGTCGGCGCCGTCCATCGTGATGGTGCCGCCGCTGGCGGTCCCGTCGATCGTCGTGTTCGTCGCCGGGTTGAAGTAGACCGCGAGCGTCGCGTCGACATTGTCGGCGGCGGTGATCGTGACGTTCGCGCCGGTCTTCGTCGCGTTGGTCGTCAGCGTGCCGTAGTCGGTCGACGCGGTCAGACACACCGTCTGGCCGGCGGTCGCCGCCGCGTACTGCGTCGCGAGCTGCGTGCCGTTCGCCGCGTTGCGGTCGCACGTGAGCGGCTCCACGCCGCCGCCCATCGTGAGCGCGGCGGCCATCGCCGCGCTTGCAGCGGCGATCACGACGACGAACTTGCGCATCAGGACGCCTCGGCGAGATCTCCGACGAGGAGCCACTCGTCCGAGGCGCGCTTGCGCAGCACGGCGGTGCTGTACTGGCCGCGGAGCGACGTGAGATCGCCGCTGGAGAGGATCGTGACGCCCACGCCCGCTTCGATCGTGACCTGACCGGCGCCCATCTGGTCGACCTCGACGTACGAGCCGACCGGGAAATCGACGTCCGCCTCGGCCGGGACCGTGACGGTTGCCGCGGTCGCGCTGTTGATCTCGACCGCCTTGCCCTTGTCGGCCAGCGCGAGTGTGTAGTCGCTGGCCTGCGTGTTCAGGTCCGTCTCGGAGCTCAGGGCTTCCGAGTAGTCCATGAGCGTCTCGCGGTCGTCGTTCAGCCCCGGGAACAGGAACGGGGCTGCGCCGTCCTGCCAGAAACCGCTGTCGGGGCGCGTCGGCATCTCAGGGAGCCGTGTCGAAGCTGGCCGAGATCGTGAACTGATCGGCGGAGGCGCCGGCGTCCGCGGCGACGGTGCGGCGAATCCAGAGGCCATACCGCTGGCCGGCGGCGATGGTGCCCATGTCCAGGCCCGCGCCTTCGGAGGTGGGCATGCTGAACGCCGGGCCGGCCGGGGCGGTGTTCTCGTTCGCGATCGTCTCCATCGTCGCGTTGACGCCCTCGTCGGCGAGAGCAACCGCGATGGTCGTGTCGGCGTCGCTCGTGTCGGTCAGCCACACCGTGACGTTCTCGGCGTCCACGTCGCCGGTGTTGACGATGTAGAGGCCGCGATACTCGGTATCGCCGGCCTGCTCCTCGGTGCCGCTGACGTCGTCGAAGATGCTGTTCGCGGTCAGCGCCGTTGGAACGGCGGTAGCGCTGAGGATGCCGCCGAGCGACGCAGCGGGATCAGCGTTGGCCGCACCCCCGGAGAGGCGCAGCGCCAGTGTTGCGGCCATGGAGCCTCCCTTCAGAGGTTCGCGAGTTGGCCTCTGCCGCGCCCGGACGGGATGAACGCTCGGACGCGGCTGAGGCGGTAGAGGCCCGGTCGATCCCGCCGGCGGGACGGGAGGGACTCGGAGGGGTCACTGCGGTTCAACCGCCGGGGCCCGCAACCCCGCTGACCCGGCCGACGGCGCACTACGACTGTGCGCCGTGTCGAAAGCCGGGTCTATGGGCTCGGACTGGTGCGCACCGGAGAATATCCGACAAAACGGCGGATTTCACGCATCTTTACCAAAGCGGAAGCTGCGTCGCGTCGGGACGTAGAGGCGGGAACAGGAATGGCAGCTCGAGCCAATCCAGGCGGGCGAGTCGCGGGCTCGTGAGCAGCCATTCGAGCAGCGGCGTGTCGCCCTTGCTGCTGTTGCAGGCGTAGCAGCAGGCGGTGAGGTTCTCCCAGTCGCCGGTGCCGCCCTGCTTCCACGGCTCGATGTGATCCGGGGTCATTCGCTGTCTGCCGCCGCAGTACGAGCAGGGGTCCCCGGCGAGGACCGTCTCGTAGAACAGCGCGACAGGATCGGCGTCTCGGAACCGCTGTGAGAAGTCGCTGCCGTCGGCGACCGCCTTGATGTGTGCGGCTGGCAGCCGCGGGTCGATGCCCCGCTCGAGGCGTCGTTGGTAGCTCGCCCAGCCGGCGCGTGCGTGACGGCGTCGCCTGCACTCGCGGTCGGCGCAGTAACGGCGCTCGGGACCGGTCGCGGGGTAGTCGAACTCGCGCCCGCAGCCGCCGCAGACAGCGGTGCGCCCGTCGGCCGCAACTGCCGCCATCACGCAGCCTCGTCGATGCCGTCGAGCCGCGCCTCGATCCGCTCGAGCCGCTTTACGAACGTGTCGAGCTTGCGGCCGCCGCGCCGCAGCCGCTCCAACATCTTCCGCAGCACATGGAACTCGCCTGACAGGTTCAGGTGCGCCCTGCGCGCTCGCGCCATCGCGTCGACCAACCGGTCCTCCGGGTCGAGCGCCTGTCGCGCGATCCGCGCCTGCTCGACCGCCTGCCGGTACCGAACCGACTGGTGGTAGGCGGCAAGCTCGCCGTACGCGTCCACGATCGCACGGCCGATCGCCTCCGGCTCATCCCGGAGCGTGAGCGCCGCGGCGACCATCTCCTGCTCCTCCCGCAACGCCGCCGCACGCATCTCGTCCAGGCCGCGCTGCTGCGTCGCGCTCATCACCGGCTCGGCCGGGACCTCACGCGGCGGCGTCCCCCGATGCCCGCTCGCGGTCAGGAACCGGCGGCCACGCAACGACAGCGGCGCGCCCGTCCCGCCGGCGGGATCAGCCTCCCTAGCAAGACGTACATGCCGATCGTCCCTCTCTGAACTGTGATCCATGCTCACCTTCCCACCAATCCATCCGCCTCTACGTCCGAAGCTGTGTAGGTCGCCCTGGAGGGACCCTCCGCAAAGTTGCGGCTCCGTCAAACCCGAGCGCGCCCGGCCGCCATGGCTCTTTGGGGCGCGCGCTCCTGATCCGGCTCTAACCCGGTAGGGACGCCCTCGCCGCCGTCGTGGGGCTGTCGCGGGGCGCTGCTGGTCCTGCATGGTTGGCGGGGCTTTCGCTGCTGCTCAGCGGCCCCGCCAGATGTACTGCTGCTAGTGCGCCCAGCAGGCGTCGCGGGCGATGTCGACCGCCTGACGCAGTCGTTGCGCCGCCTCAAGCGACGCGCCCTTGGCATCGACCGGCATCACCGGCTCGATCAGAGAGATCCGCCGCACCGCCTCGGCCGCGGGAGCGCCCACCTCAAGCGCGGCGAGCAGCTCCACCCGATCGAACGCAAGCACACGCCCATCGTCCAAATCGAACACCACCGCGCCCTCCCGGTTCGTGTTCACGATCACCGGCTCCGACTCGCCCTCACGCGGACCCGTCGTCGCCATCACAACGGTCTCCATAACCGCCTCCTGTTGGCTCGAAAGACGCAGGAGGCCGGAATGCCCGAATCGTCGATTAGCGGGCATTCGGGCCATCCTGCGGGATCGCGGCGGGCGACTCGACCGATACCCGCCGGTACTGAAAGCCTTGAACCGACACAGACAGCTCGTCCAACGACACGCGGCCCGTATACGACTCCTCCGTCGTCGCCACGCTCGCATGCCCCAGAAGCGCCTGAGCAGCCCGCAAACCCGCATAGCGGGCAACGTGATCGCCGAACGCGTGCCGCAACGTATGCGGGCCGATGTCGGCACCGAGCTGCGCACGCCGGCCGACACGCCGAACCATCTTGAACAGCCCCTCGGCGCTGATCGGCTTCTCCGGGATCTCCACCGGGTCCGAGTTGTCCAGCACGCCGCCGCGGGACAACTGCCGCCGCGCACGACGCGACGGGACCACGAAGTCCTGCTCGCCGACGGTCGCACGGATCTCATCGACGATCGGCGCGAGCTCCGGCAGCACCGGAACCCACCGCTCCTTCCCGCGCTTCGCGATGTCCTTGCTGACCCACACCCATCCGTCGCGGGCGAAGTGCCTGCCCTGCAACAGCCGGATCTCCTCGCGTCGCAGCCCGGCGAGCACGCCGAGATGGATCACCCAACGCTCGCGCCGACGGGACGCGTGCGTGCCCCGGGTCGCGTCCATGAGGCGCACGACCTCGTCGATCGTCGGGCGGAACACGCTGACGGGCTTCGGCCGGGCGCGGCGGACCATGCGGGCCGGGTTCGTGTCGCGGACGCCCTCCTCTGTGGCCCAGTCGTAGAAGGAGGTGAGGATCGCGTGCGCCTGACGTTGCGAGTTCGGGTGCGGCCAGCGGCCGAGCGTGCGTTTGATGTCGGCGCGGCCGGTCTTGGCGGGGTCGCGGTTGCCGACGTCGTCGCTGTGCCGGTTCAGGACGCGGCGATAGGCGTCGTCGCTGTTCTTGGAGGCGATGCGCGATTGGCGGCGCATCTCGGCCATGTAGTCGTCGATCGCCTCGTTGAACTTCACGATTCGCGCTCGCTAAGCGTTGGATTCATGCGTCGGCCTTCCATCGCTCGCGAGAGCACTTGACGCAGCCGACGCCGATCGGGTCGCCGTCCTCGACATCGGAGAATGACCGGCCCTCAGAAGCGAACTCGGCGTCGACGTCCAGTTCGTCCCAGTCGGCCGGTCCGAGTACCGATGCCCGTCCGCCGCAGAACATGCAGGTGCGGCGGTGCATGACCTGCGCGATCTCAGCGGGCACGATCGACCTCCGACAACACACCGAGTGCGTCCGTGAGCATCATCGCCATGTTCGCGACATCGGCCGCGAATTCGCGCACCAGCGAGGCCGTGTCGCGGTCTCCCCACGGCAGTGGGCGCGGCAGCATCCCCCGCTCGCGGCGTAGGTGCTCGGTCGTTGCGAGCTGCAGCTTGGCGGCATGGTCGAAGACCTCCGCGAGCAGGAACCGCGGATCGCCGTGAACCCAGCCGGGCGAGCCATTGATGCCGCGGCGCCCGCCCTTGCCGGCGTTCGCCTCGAGCTCGACCTGCATCGCGTTGCAAAAGTCGCTGAGGACGAACGTGCAGCCGCACGGGTTGTCACGGAAGTCGTTGCCGCCACAGACGCCGCAGGCTCGCGCGCTTTGTGATGGACTCATCGCACGGGCACCCCGAGCGCTGCCTGGAGGGCGTGCGCAATCTCAATCGCCTTGTCGGTCGGGATGCCGTTCAGGCATACGTCCTCGCCGTTGACAACGATGCCGCCTGAGTGGTTGTCGCCGATGAAGCCGACGGTCGGCGCAGGGATGACCTTGATGCGCTTGGCGTCGTGGCGCATGGAAACGCACGGGCGCCCGAAGCGGTCCACGAAGATGTCCATACGCGCGTCGCTTTGAGCTGGTTCCGTCATGCCGCGGCCCTTAGCGCGTCGTCTCGCTCGAGCGCTTCCTGCCAGCCGGGCGGCAGCGGGCGCACGCGCCGCTCGATCCGCTCACGCTCGACCCCGTGGAGTCGGCCGCGTCGCGGGTGGCAGATCGGGCAGTCCCAGTAGTTGCCGGCGCCGACGTGGTAGCGCTGGCTGCCGCCGCACCATTCGCAGTCGCAATGGCTAGGAGGCACGAGAGACCTCCACGGGCACGGTCATCGGCGCCGACGTTACGTCGCTTCCGAGCGTGATGTTCTGGCGGTGCTTCGGCCGGCTGGCCTTTTTCGCCCGGATGCAACCGGGGCAGTGGTGCGGCTTGGACCACAGCCCTTCGCGTTCGCCGTACCAGTGCCCGCACTCCGGGCACTCGAACACGGTGATGACTGCGCCGTCGGAAAGACGAGGTTCCGACTGTGAATCAGGGGTGCTCATGCCGCCTCGCTCCATGCCGACGCCTCCAACCGAATCAAGTAGTCACACAACGCCGGAACACGACCGCTCGACCGCGCCGCCACGAGCGCATCGCCGAGGTCGTAGCCGTCCGACCGGCCCGGATGAAGATCCACCCCGCGCGCATCAACACCCGCCCCCTGAAGATCCCTGACACGCTTCGCCGCCGCCGCACGGCCCTGCTCGTCACAGTCCATACACACCGTCACCCGACGCCCACGGAACCGCTCAGCCCACTCCGGCCGCCACTTGCCGACGCCCGGAACCGCGACCGCCTGCATCCCCAGCTCGCGAGCAGACACCGCGTCCGGCTCGCCCTCCACCAACCAGACATCCGCGCCGAACAGCAACGACTCCGGCGCCGGAAACAACTCGCGCTCGCCGACCGCCATCGACTTAGGATCGCCGCCCGGCAGATACCGGACGAGCCCGACAACCTGCCGGTCGGCACCGATCACCGGGAAGATCACGCGCGTCCCGTCCCAGCCCGCCCGGAAGCTCCGCAACGTCCGCTCCGTCCAGCCCTTCACCTCGCCGAGCCGAGCGAAATGGACCGGCAGCAACGCCCGCTCCCACGCTTCGATCTGCGTCATGCTCGGCATCCGCACAGCGTTGCGATCATCCCGCCGGCGGGACGGCTGCGAAAGGACCGTCGGTGCAGGCTTGACGTTCGCGATGTTCACCGCGCCGCCCGCCTGGGGCGCCGAGCTGCCGTAGAACATCTCGCGCCACTCGACACCCAACGCCGCGAGCACGCGCCCGCTGTTGCAGTCCGCATGGCACTTGAACAGGATCGACGTCTCGCCCGCCGTCACGACGAGGCTGCCCTTGCGGTCGTCGTGCGCCGGACATTCCGCCTGCCACTGGCCGGGCGACGTCGACCGCACGTTCTGAAGCCGCTCGAGGAACTGCTCAACCGTCATCGCCGTTCACCTCGTCGCGTACGCCTCGTGGAACCTGCCGCCGTGCTGCTGGCCGCATGACCCGCACGTCGCCTCCGGGCCGCTGACGAACCGCTTGCAGCCCCAGCACCGATACCCCCCGCTGTACGAATCGCGTCGCTGACGGGCTGCGGCACGCGCGTCGAGCCCCTTCCACTGATCGTCGAGATCATCCGCGACCACCTCCGCCGGCGGCAGCGGCATCGTCGGCCTGCTCACCGGTCTGAGAAATGCGGAAACGGGCGAGGAGTTCAGTCGCCTGGAATCGAGTCTCGGGAGCGTCCTCGCCGATGTGACGGATCGCAGCGAGCGCAAGGGCGCGCCACTGCCCACGGGAGACCGGGAGATCCTCGCGGAAGTCGTCACGCTGCATCGGGCCCCGATCGCGACGTGCTTCTGCTGGGCATCAGGCGACCGGCTCCTCGAACCACGCCTGGCACTCGCCGGCGCACTCGACGCTGAAGGGGTGTGTCGGCGCCATCGCCAGGGCCGTGCCCTTGCTGCCCGCGCTTCCGACGACGCCGAGATCCCCACAGAGCACGCAAGCCGGCCGCCACGTCCCGTACTCGGTCTTGCGGGCTTCGATCGCGTGCATCCGGAAGCCGTCACAGTCGGGGTGGTGGAGAAGCGAGCGCGGATCAGGCGGCATCGGTTTCCACCTCGCCGAGTCCGGTCAGCTCGCGCGGCTCCCACGGGCGGCGCAGCAACAGCGGGTCGCGCACGATCCACCAGCCCATGCCGACCATCTGGCCGACGCCCATGTCGCGCTGCGGGTGCGGGTCCCATACGAGGTCGCCGCCGCGCATGACCACCGCGTGCTGGACTGGCATGCCCCGATAGGGGCCGTGCTGCAAGAAGCCTCGCGGCGAGACAACGTGAGCGATCCAGTAGCCGCAGGCTGGCCCGGCGTGGCGCGCGTCAGGGTCGGGCAGGTCGTACTCCCAGCGGTCCTCCTCGCCTCCGCGCCCGTCGCCCTCGACGCAGCGAAAGTTGGTGCAGAGGTCGCGCTCGCGGTACTCCAGCCCCGGCCACTGCTCAGACGTCCACTTGGCAACGTCTTGGAAGCCGGAGCCGGGGATGATGCCTTGCTCCTCGAGCCGGTCGATCGACAAGTCGAAGATGGATGCGACGCAGGCCGCGACGCAGTTCCCACGAGTGCCGGAGCCGTCGTAGAGTGACGTCTGCTCGACGAACCGCTGCGAGTCGTCTCGTCGAATTTGCGACTGCGAATCCACCGTCATTCGCCCCAGTCGACGTCCAAGCCCTGCTCGGCCGCCTCACGCAACGCAACCGTCACGACCTCGCGAAGCGCGCCACTCATCCGCTTCTGCTTCGGCTGCCCGACCTCGCGCATCACGCGAGACAGCACCGTCGCGAGACCCTGCGCGAGCGCCTGCTGCGACAGGTCGATCTGCGGGGCCGCCGTCTGCCGTGTCGCTTCGACGGCCGCCACCGCCTCCTCCTGGCGATGGATCTGCTCCAGCTGACGCTTCAGGCGCTCGACCTCACCGTTGAGATCCTGCGCCTTCTTCGCCCACCCCTCCGGGTGCCCGTACTTCTCCGCCCAGCCGACAAGCTCGACCGGGTCGAACTCCCGGTCGTCGCCGAGCTCGCGCTGCCGCGTCGTCTCCGGCTCGTCGGGCTTCTCGTCCCGCCGGCGGGACTCACCCTCCCCCTGCTGCTCGTCGCCCTGGCCGGTGTCGTCCGGGCTGCCGCCCGCGTTCAAGTCCTTGTACTTGTCGCGGAGATCCTTCCGCGGCAGCGCCTCGGCGTCCGCTGCCGCCTCCTCCGCCGACACGAGGCCCGCCGCGAGCGCCGGGAACGGAACCTCGAGCTTCGTCGGCGCCGCACCGTACAGCCGCTCCGGGTCGAGCCCGCCGTCGACCACGTACCGCTGCCAAACCTCGGTGAGCCGGTAGAACTCGGTCCGGCTGATCGTGATCTCCGGCGCCGCGAGGTACTCGTTCAGGCTCTCATAGCCGAGCGCCGTCCACCCCTCCGACCGGTGCAAGGTATGGCACCCCTCGGCGGCGTGCGCGAGCCCCATCTTCACCGCCTCGAGGCCCTTCAGCAGCTTGCTGTGCGCCTCGTACGCGTCGCGGGTCTTGCCCTCGGCGTCGAGAACCTGCCCATTGCCGTCCACGACCTGGCCGTTGACGACGACGCCGGACGTAGAAGCGACGAGACGGATCGACCGGTCGATGTCGCGCGTGATGGTGCAGACCTGGCCGACCGCGTTCTGCTGGACCTTCACGATCACGGACGTCTCGTCGTGGACCATCTGGCCGAGCGCTTCGACGATCGCGTGCGCGGGCGCCGGGACCGGGATGCCCATCTGCTCGGCGAACCGGCGGAGCCCCTTCACCTGAGCTTCGGTGAGGTCGTACGGGTCGTCCGGGCTCTCCGACAGGCCGCGCCATGCCATCACGTACCGCTTGAGGTTGTCCGTCAGCGCGATCATGCGCAGCGCGTAGCCGCCGCCGTCGCGCCGGCGGATGATCTGCACCTCGCGCAGCTTCGCGTCATAGGTGCCGCGCGGGATCGTCCCGGTCTTGCGGGTCTGGTCGCGGAGCTTGGTCCACGTGTCGGTGCGCTGCTGCTCGTCGTCGAGCGCGTCGGCGGACACCTGCGGGTCAGCAACAGCGGTCACAGCGTGCATCCCTCCAAATCGGATTCCTCACGACACGGCGTCGTGCCGGTCGTTGCCATCAGCGGCTCCATACGGCGGCGCTCGCGGGCGCGCTCCATGTCCCGGATCGCCTGCTCGTGCGCCGCGAGCTGCCGAAGCTGAAGCGGCGACATGAACGTGATCCACGCCGGCGTGTCCACGGCGACGCTCGCGGCCTGCGCCGTCACGATGTCGCCGCCTCGCCGTAACGGCCTCATGCTGCGAGCTCCAACTGCGGGGACTCCTCCACCGCCGTCGGGAACAGGATCAGCCGCGTCATCGACAAGCCCGGCTCCTCGTGCCGCTGCAACCCGCCGAACTCGTAATGCGCCCACGTGTCCTTCTCCAGCCAGCCGCCGCGGACGAGCGCGTCCCCCAACGCCTTCTCGACGATCACGCGGAAGTTCCCCTGATCGCGTTCCTTCTCGTCGCCGAACGACACGACGCCCTCGGCCGTGACACGCTCGAGCGGGCGCGGCAACCCGGACGCGTCGAGCAGCGGATCGAGCGCCTCGGACCACCGGTCGATCGCCGCCCGGTAGATGTGCGGGTCGCGGCCGGCGAACAGGTTGAACGACTCGGGTGCGCCGAGGTGCCCGGCCCACGACTTTGGCTTGCCGCACGTCGCGCAGCCGCGCTGCGCCTTGAACTGACAGGTCCCGTCCTTCTTCTGGTGGGAGCGGTGCGTCTTGGATCGGCCGCAGCGTCCGCACGGCTTCGCCTTGTACGTGCACTCGCCGACGATCCACACCTCCACCGGCTGAAGGACGGGCGCGGTCATGCGGCGGCCCGCCCCTCGCACAGCCCGCAGCCCTTGCCGCCGCAGCCGAGGCACGTGATCGGCTTCACCTTCGGCTCGTCCAGCGCCAGCAGATAGCGCTCGAACGCCGCATTGCACAGCACGACCGGCGACCGCTTCGCACGAAGCAACTCGATCGCCTCGGCCGCCGTATGCGTCCCGCGCAGCATCAGCGCGCGAGCCGCGATCAGGCCCGACCGGTTCAGGCCCGCCTGGCAATGCACGAGGGTCTTGCCCTTCGCGCACGCTGTGTTGACCGTCTCCGCGATCCCGTCGACCTGGTCGAACGCCTGGTCGAGCGAGTCGTACATGCGGACCTCGAGCCGCCCGCAGCCGGCCGGGAGCTTGTAGCGCTCCCACGGGTACAGCGACACGACGTATCGGAAATCAGCCGGGAGCTGGACGCCGTTGATGCATCCGCCCTGCCAGAGATTCCCGTCGACATGCGAGATCAGCGGGACCCGGAACCGTCCGGACTGCCCTCGCTCGATCGCGGCGCGGGCGAAGCCCTCGATGTGATGCGACCCGAAGTCGGCCGCGATGTCGTCCGCGCCAGCCATGACGCAGCCCTAGAAGGGCACCTCGTGCTTCTTGCAGAGCCCGTCCTTGACCGCGTCCTGATCGCACCCGTCGACCGAGCACTGCCCCGACACGTTCGGCCCCGACTGGAAGCCCGACGCGTCGTTCGGCACGTCCGACCCGGGGCCCGGCCGGCGGTACCCCTTGACCTTCGTGCCCTGCCGCTCCTTGCCCTCCTTGTCGGTCCACGGCTCCTCGCGCACGACGATCTCCGTCGTCACCGCCGCGTCCTTGAGCACCTTCTCGGCGATCCAGTCCGCGAGCTCGCCATAGTCCTTGAAATCCTCCGTCGGGACCTCGTGACCGCACGCCTCGATGAGCTGCACGATCCGGCCCATCGAGTTCTCCGTCAGCGTGACCCAGTCGCGCTTCTCGGCGCCCGTGAACGGGCCCGCGATCACGCGCCAGTCGACCGTGATCTGCTCGTTCTTCGCGTTGGACTTCGACTGGCCGCGCTCGACGTTCGTCGGCTTCGCGACGTACGCGCCGGGCGGGACCTCGTCCGAGGCGCTCCACGCCTCCACACCGCCGAGGTTGATCCCCATCTACTTCTTCTCCTTGCTCGACTTGGCGGCGGGCTCCGGCGGCGCGTAGAACGCCTTGATCGCCTCCGCCCACTCCGTCAGATCCAACGGGCGCTTGCCCTCTTCGCCCGCGAGCGCGCCGGTGCCGTCCTTCGCACGGCGGCCCTTGCCTTCGAACAGCTGCGCGAAGCCCTGGCGCTCCTCGCCCTCGCCCATCACGCCGCAATAGCCGACGATCGACACGGCACGCATCAGCTTTCGCGGGAACGCGGGCTTCGACGTGCCAGCCATCGGCATGACCTCGCGCTCGAGCGTGCCGTCGGCCTCGTTCCCGGCCGTCTCGACGGTCATGTCGTGCGCGAGCAGGACGACGTTCACGTCCTCGTCGATCAGCATCTCGACGAACCGCTCGAGCCCGTCCTGCGCCTGCCCGATCTCCGGGAACGTCGCGCGCTTGTCGTCGGCCTGGATGTCGCGGAGGACGAGATCGAAGATGCGACCGATCGTGTCGAGCACGACCGTCTGCACCTCCGGGTGCTCGCGGACGTACAGGATCGTGTCGTTGATGACGCTCTGGCCGGTCGGCCTGACCTCGCGGATGTCCTTGTCCGGAAAGACCTTGCGGCCGTAGGCGATGCCGTCCTTGCGGTCGCCGTTCAGGTAGACGATCGGGTCGGGCGCCGAGCACGCGGCCGTGCTCTTGCGCGAGCCCTCCGGCCCGTACAGCAGCGCGGAGAAGCGGCGAATCCCGCCGGCGGGATCGACGAATTCGAGGGTCATGCGGTAGCTGCCTCCTCCAACGGACCGCGTAGCCGCTTCGGCACCGTGCGGTCAAACGAAAGGTCGATGACGTCGGCGTCGTCGGGGCGCGGGCAGATCTCCTTGAACGCGCACCCGTTGCAACGCCGAGGGTCCGGGTTCCGGACCGGGTACAAGTGGCCGGCGTCGAGCTGCGCGATCAGCTTTGCCGCGCTCACGAGCTCCTGCCCGGCCTCGTCGATCTCCGACCGACGGAACATCACCGGGACGCGCTGACTCCAACGACGCGCGTTCAAGGCGGTGATCGTCTCGTCGACCGGGGCGACGTCGGCCTCCTCGCACGCCGCGATGTACTGCTCCGCGGTCGTGAGCTGATCCTTCGCGTGCGACGGGACGCGGCCGTTGACGCCCTCGCCCTTCTTGCGGGCCTTGACCCACCGTGCGGGCTTCGGCGGCTCGCTCAGACACTCGTCGACGATGACGCCGGCGATCACCACATCCATCAGCCGCTCAGCCGCCCACGCGTACCGGCGGTACTGGCGGCCGAGGCGGATCTGCCGCGGGTCGGTGAGGGTGTCGCGCAGCTTGTACTCGGCGATCCAGAGGTAGCCGTCCTTGACGGCGAGCCCGTCCAGGAACGCGTGAAAGCCGTACCGGTTCGACAGGCCGCGGCCCGACCGTGATGGGATCGGAAGGCGCAGCTCGAACTCGGGATCGTGGATCTCGAGCGGGTCTGTGGTGACCGCGTAGTGCCAGAGGACGTCGGCGAGGCGCTGCCCCATGTCGTGGTGCTCGACGGGGTCGTAGACGAGGTGAGCACGCATCTGGGCGGCGTCCTCGTCGAGCGACGCGTGGATGGCGGCGAGGCCGGCTGCGTATCGGGCGGGCCGCGAGTCAGTGGCGGGCGCCTGGTGGAACGCGGCGACGCCTCTCCCCCATGCTTTGCCCGCGCGGAGCTTGACGTGCGGGGCGCGCTTCTTGAGCGTGGTGCCGGCGAGGTGTCCGCCGTACATGAAGTCCCAGCGGGCCCAGCAGTCGAGTGCGGCCGTGATCTCCGTGTGCGAGAGGAGGCGACGCATCGCTTACTGCCCCCGCTCTGTGGTGATCCCGAGCCGGTCGAGCGCGTCCTCGGCCGTGTCGGCGGCCCACTGCTCGCCTTCGGTCTCGGCCTGCTCGGCGATCCTGCGGAGAGCGTCCAGGGCCCCCTTGCGTTGCTGGCGGCACTCCCCGTACTTCCGCTGCCAGTTGTCGCGGCTCTTGGTCATGGCGCGTAGGTCGGCCTCCAGGCTCTCGACCTTCGCGAACCATTCGGCGGGGTCCACTCGTTCGTTGCTGCGCATACCGTCAACCCCGCTCATCGCCCGGTGCTCCGGCCGAGACGCACGCCGTCCGCATCGTTCGCGGCCAGCCTGTCCGCCGACGAGAGATTGGGCGCGCCGGGCGAAGGAGTGAAGCCCGGCGCGCGCCAGTTGGTCAGAGGAGACGCCGCGTTCGGCGACGCCTGGGATTGGGCATGGTCTGGACCCGAAGAAGTAGCAGGCCGCGCCACACGAGCCGACCGGACCCACGACAAGGCGTCGTCGTCGAGCGCGTTCTTCGCCCGCGTCACCGCGACATACGCGAGCATCCCCTCCGACCGCTCCACCTCCTCGCCATCCTTCGGCGGCCGGAAGTCCGTCGCGATCTTCACCGAGGGGAACTCGCGGCCCTTTGCCTTATGGGCCGTCGACACGATCACGGACGCGTACGCCTCATCCACGCACGCGTCCGTGACCTCGAGGATCTTCGCGACACCGTACGCGTCCACGAGCTGAACGAGCACACGGAGATCGGCCGCGGCAGAGTCCTCCAGCACGTAGTCCTGGACCTCGGCCCACGTCTTGAACGCGCAGAGGTCGCGATGGTCGGTGCCGACGCCGTTCTTGAGATCGGCCGCCGCGTTGGCGATCGCGCGGATCTGCTCGACGCCGCCGACGATCGCGGGCCGGCGGTCATCCGACAGCGCGGCGAGCGCCTGCGCGACCGCCTCGGCGTTCGTGCGGCACAGCACGGCGGCCGGATCGCTGAGCGGCATCACCTGCGACGGGATCTCGTCGAACCCGCGCAGCCGGAGCTCGGAGCCAAGCAGCTTGAGCCACACGTTCGCGCGTTCCGCGACCGCCGGGCCGAAGCGGAAGCTCTGCGTCAGCGGCAGCCGATGCTCGGCCGGCCAGTCCGACATCGCGTCCACGGCGCCGCGCCACGCGTAGATCGCCTGGCAGCGGTCGCCGACCGCGATCAACTGGGCGTCCTGGCGCAGCACGACGTCCGCGATGACCGGGTTCGCGTCCTGCGCCTCGTCGAGCAGGATGTAATCGCCGTCAAGCGTCGGATTCCCGAGCGCCCAGATCTTCAGGTAGCAGTCGTGTGTGAACCGGAGCTGTCCGCCGTCGCGGCGTGAGAGGTCGTCGTGCCATGCCTTGCGGGCAAGCCGGACGATCTCCTGCTGGAACTCGTGGACGTACTCGACGCCGTCGACCCACGGGACATGCTGCGGGCCGATCTCGCGGTCGGCGCTGTTGCAGTACGCGGCGACGGTGTCGAGCGCGGCGCGAGCGACCGCGTTGCGGCGGATGTTGCGGCCGGGTCCGACGTCGAGCGCCTCAGCGCCGAGGAACGCAGCGGCCTTCCAGGCGGGGACGCGTCCGCCGCGGAGGCGATGAGCGAACTGCTTGCCGACCGCCTGAAACGCGTAGCTGTGAGCGGTCGCGCACTTGGCCGACTGCGGGAACGACGCCTTCGCGTCCTGAGCAATCGCGCGGTTGTAGGCGACATAGATGCCGCGGCGACCGGTCGCGTTCGCCATGTGGCGCAGCGTGGTCGTCTTGCCGGTGCCGGCGCCCGCCTCGAGGACGAGCGCGTCGCCGGTCTTGAACACGTCGATCGCGGCGAGCTGCTCGTCCGTGGGCGTGCTCTTCCGGGGCGCGGCCTCCGCGGCGACGCCGGCGAGCGAGATCGGGGACATGCGTCCCTCCTTAGGTGTCCCGCCGGCGGGACGGGAACTGGAAGATTTGAGCCTCGGTCGAGCCTCCGTCGTGGAGGCCCCGGGCATATCCGGTGTCGAGCCCGTCGCGGCGCCCGTCGCGGTAGCCGTCGGTGTACTCGCGGGATGAACGTCCGCTCGCGATGGTGACGGCGACCGCGAGCGCGCCCGCGGCGAGAAGGATCAGCACGACGCCGATCGCGGCGATGAGGATCGTCGGCATCAGCCCGCGACCTCGGCGGCGAGGATCTCGCCGGTCGACAGGACGACGACGACGCCGAGCACGATCAGCAGGACGCAGGCGGTCACGAACAGCGCGTGCTCCCAGCGGGTCAGCACGGCGCGACCCCCCTCAAGCAGTCCAGGCATCGGGCGCTGGACTGCCACCCGATGTACGGACGCTCGACGGCGTGACCGCACTCCAGGAACAGCCGCACGCGGCTCGTCCGGACATCGCGGCCGGTGATGCGCCGCAGCGGCGCGAAATTGAGGCTCGGGGTCGGCCGGTCATCGTCAGGCGAATGCGCCGGACGTAGAGCGGTCGGCCCCGAGCCATCGCCCCCGGAGAGAGCCTCGGAGGAGGGGGAGCGAGTTTCAGTTGCGCCAGCCCACGGCGTCACCTCCCCGGTCTGTGAGACGTGAAGCGGGGTGGAGCAGCCGGCGCAGACGAACCCGGAGGCGCTGCCGGGCACGGGCCGGATCTCGGCCGTGCCGCACGGGCAGCGGCGCAGCTCGCCGAGGGTCATCTCGGCCTCGGCGTCGCGCACGATCTGATCGGCGCGGTCGTCGGCGGGGCGCGTGTCGATGTGGATCGTCACGCCGCCTGCTCCTGCGGCTGCGTCTGCGGCTCGGCGTCCTGCGACTCGTCCGGCCAGAGCTCATCGACGGTCTTCCCGAGCACCGATGCGAGCGCGATCTTCGTGTCGCCTCGCAGCGGCCGGCCGGGAGTGTCGTTCGCCCACCTGGAGACGTCGTCACGGGTGCGGCCGATCCGCTCGGCGATCTCGGCCTGGGTCATGCCCGAGGCGACGATCGCGATCTTGAGAGGGGTGACCTTCGGCACAGTCGGCAGTGTGCCGAAATGGCGGCTAGCCGTCAAGTCGTCGTCAAATCGCCGTCAGGCTACTGACATCCTGAACTTTCGCCAATGTTCCTCCAAGCCGGATTGGCGAGTATCCGCCTATATGGCAGACGCCGAGACGATCCGCCGCATTCGCGCCGCCATCGCGTACGCCGACGTCGACCAAACCGAGATCGCCCGCGGACTCGACATCTCGACCCGCACGCTTGAGCGATGGAAGGTCCAGGGCGTCCCCCGCCCCCGCATCAACCTTCCGCTACTCGCGACCGAATGCGGGCTGCCGGCGGCGTTCTTCTATGCCAACTTCGACCGGCTCGGCGAGATCACGGAACCACAAGACGCAGCCCGACCTGACCGCCGGCCACCACTGCCTCAGAGCCACCGGAACGCAGCGCGTCGGCCTGACTCTGAAGCCAGCTAGCAGTCTCCACGAACCACTCGTATTGCGAGTTCGCCGGACCGAGCGTGGAGCTCAACTCCTGCGCGAGCGTGCCGAGAAGCTGAAACGCGTTGGCCGCTCTCTCAGCGTCGAGCAGCGGATGGTCGAGCATGGGCTGATGCGTCATTGCGAGGCCCCCTCCTCCGGGTGAAACCAACCTTGGTTTGACCGCCCCTGAAACGGCCGAGGCCGAGCTTCCCTCCGACCTCTCTCATCGAATCTACTTGACCGGTCCAGCCGTGTGAATGGTCGGATTCCCGACTGTCCGCTCACCAACAAACAGGTCAATAGGTCCGCCGAATGTATGCATATGCCCTCAACCAATGTGCGCCTGTTGCAAGCGCGCCGCCTAAAGCGACCGTAAGCTGCCGCGCCCAATGTCCGGCCTGCTGCCACATCTCGGCCGGGCCTGTCGTGAAGCTCGAATGTCAACGGGCGTCCGGCAAATTGACATCGCGACCATCGCCGGAGTCACGCACTCCGCCGTCAGCAGGTTTGAGAACGGACAGTCGTGGCCGCGCAACCCGGACGCGATGATCGCCGCCTACGCGGTCGAGACGAGCACGTGGCCGATCGACCTATGGACGAAAGCCATCGCGCTCTGGGGAACCGACGGCCCTTAAACGACGAACGCCCCGCACGAAGGGCGGAGCGTTCGAAGCAGACCACAGCGAACGGCGGATCTATTTGCCGGTCGCGCCCGGAGACGGCGGCACCGGAGACGCCGGCGGCGGCGGGGACGGCGGCGGGATGACGTGCTTCGTCGACACCGTGATCGCGTTCACGTTCGACTTGCGCGTCGGCGACACGAGCGAACGGATCGCGACCGCCAACGCGACCCCGGCGAGGACCCACGCCTCGATCGCCTCCCGCTGATCGGGCGTGACGTGCACACCGAACGCGATCAGCAGCGCGATCGTCGCGGCGATGAACCCGACGATCGCGACCATCACCGGCTCGTTCTTGATCTTGTCGAGCACGGCACCTCCTTGCTGTTGTGGGCTTTCAGAACTCCTCGAGCGGGCCGCGCTCGTCGGCGTCTTCGATCACGTGATCGTCGATCTCGGCGCCGCTGACGCCGGGCACGGCGAGCCCGTCCGGCAGCTCGGCCTCGCGCTGGACGATGCCTCCGGTCGCCGCGGCGGCGGCACGGGACTGCTCGCCGGCGAGGTCGGGGATCGGTTCGGTCATGGCGGCCTCTCAGTCGAGAAAGTCGAACGTGATGTAGAAGTCGGGGCGGCCGGGCGTGACGCTGTCGATCGGCGGCGAGCCGTGACCGATGAACTCGGCGCCGGGCGCGGCGCAATACAGCTCGACGTGATGCGTGTAGCGGGACGCGAGCGGGCCCGTCCGGTCGCCGTACATGCCGAGGTCGCCGGGCCGCGGATGCGCGGTGATCCGCGCGTGCGGGCTCTTGACCATCGTGGACGTAGAAGCCCAGAGGTGGGGGACGCTCGCCGGTGACGGGAGTCCTGCGGCCTTGTAGATGGCGGCGACGAACTGCGAGCAGTCGGACCGGTAGTCGCGCGGCGACGGCCGGAGAAAGATCAGGTTCGCGACGCCGCCGGCGAGGTAGTGATAGGCGGCCGGGTCCTTCCGGTAGTTGGCTGCGGCCTGAAGGGCGAGCTCGACGACCTTGCGGCGGCGGGCGCTCGCCTGCTCGGCGTCCCTGGCGCGGCGCGCACGGTCGGCACGCATCGCGCTCATCCGGTCGCGGGCGCGCTCGAGCTGCGCGTCGTTCCGGGTGCCCGGGTTGCGGATCATCCGCTGAACGCCGATCGGCACCTTGAGGTCGCGCACGATCGCCTCGTACGTGCCCTTGAGCGCGCCGAGCGCCCACGCGGCCTTCCGGATGGACTGGAGGTCGGCGACGCTGAGCACGTCATCGACAGGGACTCGGTACCCGTCGAGATCGCGAGCGTCGAGCCGACGGTTCAGCGCGGACGTCAGCGCTCGCGCCGACTCGCTCCGCGCCCCGTGGTGCAGGACCGCGAACTGCGTCATCTGGGCGCCCTCCTAGGACGTCATGGAAGCCGGGCGGACAATCCCGCCGGCGGGACTACTGAGTCAGCGCGCCGACAACGATCGCGGCGACCGCGACAATGACGCCCATCGCCGTGATGGTCGTCCCGACGATCCAGGCGACGAGCTTCAGCGTCCGGGTCCGCTCGGCCGCCTCGCCCTCGCGACGGCCCTCCTCGTGAGCGTCGACCGCCGCGACGTTGCGCAACAGCTCGTGGAACTCGTCAAGGCGACGATGCACCGCCGTGATGCTCCGGTTCACGTGCTCGTCGCGGGCCTCCATCGCCGTCTCGACCTTCACGAGCAGGCCCTTGATCGTCCCCTGCTCGACCTTCAGCAGATCCACCTCGCGCACGGTCGACCTGAGAACCGGCTGATCGTCCTCGAGCCGGGAGAGACGCAGATCGACGAGTCCGTCCTCCGTCACGTCGCGCTCCTCTGTCGGCACAAAGACCCTCCAAGCTCTCGCCAACCCTGGCGGTGTATGCATTCCCGCGGCACTCGCGCCTCCCAACGGCGTGTGTGTCGGCCGGGCGGGGTTCCTAAGGCCCCGCCCGGCCGCCCTGGACCATCCGACTTGACCAACCACACAACAGCGAAGAAGCTCATGCACGCAATGGACAGAGCGCTACAGCAATCCCTCTGGTTCGGGATCGTTCTCGCCGTCGCAGCCGTCGCCGTCCCGTGGCTCGCGATCCCCGCGATCATCCTCGGCGGCATCGCGCTCGACCGCGGCAGCATCGGAGGCGGCGCAACCATCATCGGTGTCGCGATCGTCGCCGCGTTCATCGGCCTCGCCCGCCCCGCCGACGCCGCCGTCACGTACCCCGGGCAGCGACCCGCCAACGATCCCGAGATCGCCGAACTCGTCACCCTCGGCATCGGCTACTGGGAAGCCCGCGACGTCCACCCGTGCACGCCCCGGCGTCTACGTCTCGGACCATCTCCCGCCGGACGAACACGGCATCCCGGTCGCCGGCCGCGCCGTCTTCCATGCCCCCGGCGTCGACCAATGCGACATGTGGCTCGACCCAACCCTGATCTACGTCGCACGCCGGATGCGCGAAGGCAAAGACGTCTGCGACGGCTCCGACTGCTTCTTTTCCGACGCTGGCACCGGAAGCCCCGTCGGTGACCGCAAGTTCTGCACGGTCGTGTTCCACGAGCTCGGACACCTCGGCGGGCTCCCGGAAGCCGACAGCGGGATCATGGGCCCCAACGACCAAGGGTCCGCGCCGTGGCCGTGCGTAACCTGGGCTCGAGGCAAGCAACGCGAACTCGCATCAGTGTTCCGGGCTCGTCGGGCACGCGCCCTCTGCCGCGCCGGCGGCGGACATTGGCTTAGCGCCGCTCACGCATGCAGGGCGCCGCGACGCGTCTCAGGCGCCTAGCACGACCTCAACGAGCCCGAGCCGCTCAAGCAGCGCAGCCATGCCGTCCGGCGGGCTATCCAGGTCGATCGTCGCCGTGTACGCGTCGTGGTCGTGCTCGACGTGCACGATCCGCCGATAGCTCGTGTCGGCGGCATCATCGAACGCGATCAGATCGCCCGCCCGAACATGGCTGTACGGATGGATCACGCCGGCGGCGTCCATCACGTGCCCGACGATCTGTGCGCGGCCTGACGTGTCGAGCAGCTTCTGGTACTCCAGGAACCGGCGGCCGAGCTCGATCGCGCCGGCCGCGGTGAGCGTGCCCGCCTGAAGCAGCTTGATCCGGTGACCGCCGAGCGAGTTCGCCGGATTCTCCGGGTCCGGGTCCACGAGGGACGCGTCCTCGGTTCCGGCGCCCGAACCGGGCGGGCCGACCGTGCGAGTCGACCCGTCGACATCGCGGTACTGGATCATCACGGCGCCCCAGAGCCGGTCGACCTGGGGGCCCGTCTCCTCGAGCTTCGCCGGGGCGATACGTGCCCGCCAACGGTTGCCGCGTGCGCCGCGGTCGTTAGAGAAGTAGGTCCGGTCCTCCCAGATCGCCCACTCCCGCAACTCGAACCGAAGCGCGGCCTTTATCAGCTCGGACGCCTTCGTCCGCTCCGGGTAAGCAAAGTGAGAGATGACGAATGCCGACGGGAGGATCGTGCCGTCGGGGCCCGTGGTGAAGTTCAGCAGCGGCGCCCAGCGGCGCAGGATGTACGCCTCCAGGTCGGACGACAGCAGCCCCTCCGTCGCGGCGGTCGCGCCCTGGATCGTGAGCCCGTGATCGCCGATGACGCGAAGGTTGGTCCAGTAGACCGAATAGCGGAGGTTGCTCTGATCGGTGCCGCCGGCGGCGTTGTAGAGGAACTGCAGATACGCGAACCGGCGGCTAGCTGTCGCGGCGAGATCGACGGTTCCAGGACCGGTCGCTTGCAGGTCGCCGGTGGTGTCGCGTGCGCTATCCGTGTCGTCGGTCGCGACCGCCGCGGCCCACTGCCAATTCCCGTCCGTCGCGACGTTGCCCTGCACGTTCACGCCGCGCGTCCAGTCCGCCCGGATCCGGCCGATCAGGTTCCCGTCGCCGGCGTCGTACCACGCTTCCACGATCGGCCGTGACGACGAGCTCCAACCTCCGCTCTCGTCGAACCCGGTGTCGAGCGTCGGGATGCCGGTCGTAGCGTCCGGCGTGACAGTCCCGCCGCCCTGCGGGCTCCGGCTGCCGCCGAGGAGCGCAAGCTGACGCGCCCTTGACGGTCCCTGCCAGCGGCCGAGGCCGCGGTCAAGCCCGATCATCGACACCGTCTCGTCGTCGTCGAGATGCGCCTGCCAGCCGACCGCGCTCGGGTTGATGACGAACTGGTCGCCCGACGTCACCGGCGACCGCTCGAGCCTGTTCTCTGCGATGACGTCGCCCGCGTGATCGACGAGCTGCACCGTGCTCAGCCGCTCGAGGTCCGCATAGTCGACGCCCGGCTTGCGCGGGAGGCTGCCGTCCTGTGACTCGAACCCGCCGGGCATCGACGACGTGCTGCGCTGCTGCGTCGGGATGTTCGCCGGGTTGCGCTCATCGCTGCCCCACCGGTAACGACGACCGGTCGGGGTCGTGACGATCGTGTGATGCCGCAGCGAGGGGAGTTCGCGGACGACGATCACGAGATGACCGGGTCGCCCGGGACGTAGAGGTAGGAGGGTCGATAGAACACCTGGACGCTGAGGTCGTCGTCGGTGCCGGAGTCCGCGATGCGCTCGAAATCGCCGCGGCTTGCCTTTATCAGCAGCTCGACGGTGTTGTCGACCGGGTACCGCGGGAGGTCGCCCGGGATGATCGTCCCGTACGTGCCGCCGCCGGCGTTCTCGCGCTCGACGACCTCGGTGCGCAGCTCGAGCTGGCGGCCCGGGAAGATCACGGCATCCGTCTCGGGAATCCACGCGGCGAACGCGTCATAGGTCCGGGTGAGGATTGAGACGCCGGCCGTGTCGGCAAGGTCGATCAGTCCGACCGCGCCGTCCTCCAGGACGCCGCCGGTCGCGAGCGCCGGGTCTTGCGTGATGAGCAGCGGCGGCCCGAAGCTCCGCGCGCCCTGCGGCGCCATCCACCCGAACACGAACCCGTCGGCGGTGACGTACATCTGAAGCGTGAACGGGACCGACGGGGCGGGCGCGCGGCCAACGACGAACGGCGGGTCAACGCTCTTGAACGCCTGCTGTGCACCGGCGACGCGGTGATAGGTGAGCTTCTTCAAGCCCGAGTCGTAGTAGAGCGCCGCGAAGTCGCTGCCGCTCATGCGTGCCGCGACGCCCGCGTGGAACGTCGCTGACGGGTTGGCAAGCAGGATGTCGGCGCGGACCGCTACGGCCGCCAGGCCCGACCCGAGCATCGCGAGCCGATACGAGCTGTCATCGGCCGTCGCTCGCGTCAAGACGTGGCCGCTCGTCACTGTGAAGTCGGTCGTGGCGCCGGACGTGTCCCACGTGCCGCCGACCGCGGCGGTCTTGCCGTCCAGGTTCCCGGCCGACTGGTTGAACTCGTCGCGCGCCTCGAAGTCCTGCACACCGATGACGACGTCCAGCGGCGCCTGAAGACGGCCCGCGTACTCGTCGACCGGCTGAAACCAGACGCGGTTGATCTCGATCGACTCGCCGCCCGCGGCGCCCGCCGCCTGCCACTGGCCGCGCCAGGCGTGATCCCCGGTTGAGGCGCGGTCGAGCCGGATCGTGCCGAGGTCCACAACGAACCATCCGTCGTCGGCTCCGCCGGCCAGTTCTACGGAAGGGTTCTCGGTCGGCGTGACGAGCGACCCGACGCCCCACACGAACCGGATGCGCGGCGGCGTGGTGCTGCCGGTGTGGACGCGAGCAAACACGCGATAGGCGCCGACGTGCGTCATCGGGCCGACGCCGTCGATATCGGTCGACAGCACGGGCGTCCAGTTCGTGCTCAGGTTCAGGTGGACGACCGTTCCGCCGAACGCGCCGGTCGAGCCGACACCCGACACGACCGCGAGGTCCAGCGGCGTGAGGTCGTCGGCGGCATAGACGAGCTGCGCGGTCTGGTCGGCCGAGTAGTTCCCGGACCGGATGCCGTACAGCAAGCCGCGCTGCGGATGGTCGCTGTCGTTCGTGACGACGATCCGGACCCGGCCGGGATGGTCACCGAGCAGATCGGTGTCGACGCGGACGACTTCGGGGTTCGCAGTCTCCGACTGCGTGCCGAGATCGACCCACGGGCCGAGCCACTCCGGGATGTACTCGAGCGTGAGCACCGCGTCGATGTCGACGTCGTCGAGCGCCTGCGCAGTCGAGCCGCCGAACTGGAGGCGCGCATCGACGACCTCGGCATACACCGGGCCCATCGACGTCTGACGCTTGACGATGCCGCCCTTGCGGCGCCAGAGGCCGACGATCCGCTGAACGATCGCGCGGAGCTGCTCGAACGTCCAGCCGTCGGCTTCCATGACGTTCAGCGGGATCGTCGCGACGCGGTTCTCGGCGCGCGACGCGATCGGGAACGATCCGAACGTGCCGTCGGCCTTGTACTGCGTGACGGCCGCCTCGCCCCAATTGGGGCCGTCGGCGCCGATGAACGGCGTCAGGTCGAACTCGAACCGCCCGTCGATCTCCTCGGCGGGGTCCAGCACGATCGTCTCGGCCACTAGTTCACCCCCGCAACGCCCGGCAGCCCGCGGCCCGGTCGCCGCGCCTCGCGACGCAGACCGTCCTGGACCTCGCCGCGGGCGATGACCTTGATCTTGTCCTTGTTGACGGCGCCGTCCTGCACGATCACCTGGATCACGCCGCCGCCGAAGCCGCCGGAGGCGAGTTCGTCGACCGACAGGACCCGCTCGCCGCCGTGCGCGATGATCGTCCGCGGCTCGCCGACGCGGCCCGGGACGAACCCGCCCGTGTCGAACGATCCGCCGAACGGCGGCAGGAGATCGTCGGCGCCCTGGAAGACCTTGAACGTCGCCTCGCTGACGGCCGTGCGGAGGTGCGCCTGGTCGAGAAGCCCCTGGAGTAGATCGGCCTTCTGAGAGTCGATCGCGCTCGTGTCAGGCGGCGTCGCTTCGACGCGCGGCGGGTTGTCCGTCAGGTCCTTGATGAGCGCCTGAACGTCGAACAGCTTGCCGCCGAGCGTGCCGATCGGCGGGAGCACCGGGAGGCGCGTGAGCGGCCCGCCGGGGCCCTGGACGTCCTTGAGGTTCGAGAGGAGGTCGTTATGGCTCGTGTCGAGCGTGTCGCGCTTGTCCTCGAGCGCCGGGATGACGTCGCCCTCGAGGCTGTCCTTCAGCGTGTTGCGGCCGCGCTGCTCGCCGCGGGCGTACTGAAGCTGTGCGTTATAGCTCTGGTGGAGCGCGTGGTACTTGTCGTAATCGTCGCGCCACTGCTTGAGCTTCTTCTGGTTGCGCTTCTTCGCGGGCTTGTCCATCTCGTCCGCGATCTGGTCGTGACGCTTCTCCTCGAGCCCCTTCACACGGTCGCGTTCCTTCGTCATCCGCGCGATCTCGGCCTCGGCCTTCTTGATCTGCGCCGTGACCGTCTCGAGCTGCTTCTGCGCCTCGGCGAGCACCTGAACCGTGTCCTCCTTGAGCTGGAGGACGATCGGGTCGGTGTCGGTGATGACGTTGCGCCAGTCGAACAGGGCGCCGATCTGATCGGTCAACCACTGGAGCTGCGTCTTGCCGCCGACGCGGCCGAGCAGCGAGTCGACGATCGCCTGCTGCGCCTCCGGCGGGAACAGCGGATTCGGCAGCGGGTTCAAGCCCTGCCGGCGCTTGAGCTCGTCCTCGAGCGCCTGCTGGATCTTGGTGCTGTCAGTGAGGCGTGACGCGCGGTCCGCATAGTCCCCATACAGCTCGGCGCTGTTCTCCAGCGACGTGAGCGTCGCGGCCTGCTGCGGGAAGCCGACGGCACCGATCGCGTCGATGAGGTTCTTGCTCGCGGCGGACCGGAGCTTGTCGGTCTTGCCGGTCTTGATCTTGCTGAGCGCCTTGCTGAAGTCGAAGCCGAGCAGTCGCGCGTCGGTGCCCTTGGCGGGGCCGCCCTTCTTGAGTCCGAGCAGACCGCCGCGCTGGAGGTACTGCCGGTATGTGCCCTTCGTGTAGACCTCCCACGCGCCGAGCCCTTGGCTCTCGTACTTCGCGACAGCCATGCGGGCGTTCGTCTCCGGGTCGAACGGGTCGCCGGGGAACGGGACGCCGAGGATCTGCCAGAGGCCGGACGCGCCCGACGGGTTGTGGGCTTGCGGGTCGCCGCCGGACTCGGCAAGCGCGATCGCAGCCATGAGGTTGGCGATCGGGGCGGGTCCGCCGGCGCCGATCCAGAGGCCCCGGAGCTGCGACTTGGAGAAGCCCTTGCCGCCCGGGGCGACGGCCGACTCGCCGAGCTCCGGCGCCGTGGTCGCGGCGATCCGATCAATCAAGCTCTGGGCGGCGCCGTGCGCGGTGTCGAGGGCGCCTTGAACGACCGACTTCAGCGGCGAGTCCGGCCCATCGACGATCGCCCGCGCGAGCTTCGGGGCAATCCCGCCGGCGGGACCGCCGAGCGCGTCCAAGAGCTGGATGTGCCACGGCTCCTGCGGCATCACGGTGAAGCCGAGGCCGAACCGGCCGGCGAGCTTGCCGAACGTCTCGAACCCGGGCGTAATGTCGGCCGCGACGCCGCGCACGTGCGGACCGTTCGGGCCCGCGACAGGACGGCCGGGCGTAGAAGGACCGATAGCGAGCTGCTCGGCGACGGTGCGGCGGCCGGACTGGACGAAGATGCTGCGGCCCGCGGCGGCGCTCAAGCCCTGAAGGGCTCGCATCAGCGCGGGGAGAAAGTCGGTGTCGCCGGTGACGCTGCCGCCACGCTGGAATCGTGGGACGGCGGCGTTGAGCGTCTCGAGGCTCCGGCGCTTCTTCGTCGCGTTGCGGTTGAGGACGAACACCTCCTCGCCGGGCTCCACCATCGCCTGGAGGTGAACCTTGTCGCCGCTGCCGGACCCGGGGACGACCGCGCTGCCGTCCGTGATGACCATGCTGCCGCCGGACTGCTTGCCGGTGAGGTTCTGCTTGCCGCCGATCGCCTTGCCGGTCGTCGGGTCCTGCCCCTTGCGGAGCTTCAGCGCCTGGTCCTTGCTGAAGCCCATGTTCTGGAGCGCGAGGACCATGAACTGCTCGATCTGCTCGGTCCCGGTCTTCGTCGAGATGACGCCCTTGTCCATCGACTTCTTGATCGCCTCGGCGGCGCCGGCGTAGTTCGCTGCGAGCGCCTTCTTGCCCTCGGCGGTATCGGAGCCGAGCGTGTTCTTGATGTCGAACCCGGCCTCGGCGGTCGCCTTGATGATCGTCTTGAGGTGCTTGCCGCCTAGCGTGCTGATGTCCTTGAAGCTGCCGGCCGCCTTCCGTGCCGCCTCGTCCGCCGCATCGGCGAACCCGAGCAGCGCAGAGCCGGACTTCGGGAACTCGCGAGCAAGGACGCGCGCCTGGTTGGCGAGCTCGCCGAGCCCACGGGCGTCCTTCGCCTCGGACAGCTTCTTGAACACGTCCTCGGCCGTGTCGCCGAAGTCCTGGAGCTTGTTGATGTCCTCGCCGGTGAGGCGCTGAAGGCTTTTCTCGATCGAGCCGATCGGGGCGACGAGCGCGCCGATCGGCTCCACCACGTGACGCGGCAGATCGAAGTCCGGCGACGCGGCGTCCACCGTGCCCTTCTTGATCTGGGCGGCGATCGACGGGCCGAGCGTCGCGGTCAACGCGAGCGCGAGCCCCGGCCCGTAGCTGCTGAACAGGCCGGTGAGCTTGCCCTTCAGGCCGCTCGCGGCGATACCCGTAGGGATGCCCTGGCCGATCGACTTTCCGGCCGCGACACCGACCGCAGTGGTCGCCAACGGGTCGCCGTGCGTCAGGCCCGGCGCGGACCCCGCGAGCCCGGCGTCGCCGAGCGGATTGCCCTTGGTGAGATTCCGGGTCTTGCCCGGCGTCGGCGGCTTCGGTCCGGCGGCGACCGTGACGCCCGCGAGCGCCGGTGCGGCACCGGCAGCCATGCCCTTACCGAACTCGGCGCCGGACTGGGCACCGAGCGCCTTGAACGCGCCGAGCCCGCCCATCTTCGACAGCAGGAACCCGCCGATCGCGATACGTCCCCACACGCTCGACTCGACCCACGTCTTGACGAACGCGCCCGCCGCGAGCGGAGCGACATGCCCGGCCGCGTCGGCGATCTGGGGGGCCGCGGCGCTAATCGCGTCCGCGAGATGCTCCGGAATGTCGGCGCGGTCCAGCGCGTCCTTGACCTTCGCGATCCACGGTGCCGCGTCGACCTTCGCGATCTCGAACGACTTTTCGAGCTTGTCGCCGATCGAAAGTTTCGGATCGTCGATGAAGTCGCTGATGTCGTTCGTGAAGTCCGTCAGCCCGTCGGCGCCGTCGCGCAGCGCAGGGATCAAAGCCGTCCCGACCTGGATACCGAGCGTCTCGACGCTGCCGCTGAGCTGCTCGAAACTGCCCTTCAGGTTGTCCTGCTTCTTCTTGGCGACATCGTCGGCGGTGCCCTTCTTCTTCTGGGCGGCGACGAACTTGTCGATCTTCTGCGGGCCGGCGTCATAGAGCGCGAGCAGCGCCCGGAACCCGTCCTGACCGACGAGCGTCGTCGCGGCCGAGATCCGCTCCTGATCCGACATCCCCTTGAACGCCTTGCGGACCTCGCCGCTGATGTCGGCAAGGTCCTTCAGGCGGCCGTGCGCGTCAAAGACGTTGATACCGAGCTTCTTCGTCAGCTCGGCCGCCTTCGCGCTCGTCGGCGATGCGAGCTGGATCAGCATCGTCTTGAGGCTCGTGCCGGCGTCCGAGCCCTTGATGCCGACCTCGGCGAGCGCCTCGAGCGCCGCAATCGTGTCGTTGAAGTCGAGCCCGGCTTGCTGCGCGGCGCTGCCGCCCTGCTGGAGAGCCGCTGCGAAGTCCGACACGTCCGCGGTCGTGCGGTTCGCGGCCGAGGCGAGCGCGTCCGCGACCTTGATGCTGTCCTTGCCGGGGATCTTGAACAGCTTCATCGCGTTGACCGTGGTCGCCGCGGCGTCCGCAAGGTCGAGTTCGCCGGCGGCGGCAAGCGCAAGCGCGCTGTTCAGCCCGCCGGACAGGATCTGCTGGACGTTGAGCCCGCCCTTGGCGAGCTCGGTCTGCGCCTCCGCAGCCTCCTGCGCACTGAACTTCGTCGCCTTGCCCGCGTCGATCGCCTGCTTGCGCAGCTTGCCCATCGACGACGCGTTCGCGTCCGTGACCGCCTTCAGCGAGGACAGCTGCGCCTCGAAATCGGCGGCCTTCTTGACGGAGTACGTGACCGCGGCGACGAGCGCGACCGCCCCGGTCTTGACGCCGAGCGTCGCGGCGCTCGAGATCGACGCGCCGAGCGTCCGGCCGATGTCGGTACCGGCCTTCGCGAACTCGGAACGCGTCTGCGTCCGCTTGCGAGCGAACGCGCGGTCGAAGCGGGACCAATCGCCGTCAACGTCGACATACGCCGTACCGATCGAAGTGGTCACCGCTTCACCTCCTCACTTGTGCTTCGCGAACCATGCCGCGGCTTCGGACAGGCTCTTGACGACCCGGCCGCGCGGCTTCTTCTCGACGCCGGGCCGCTCGATCTGGACCGGGCCCGGTATTCCGACTCGCTTGTGCTGACGCAACGCCCGGAACAGCGCCAGAAACCATCGGTCCTGCTGTTCGATCAGCAGCGTCAGGAGGTGGTCGGACCGCTCCCATGCTGCGTCTCGCTTCGCCTTCTCCTCGCGCCACACGGCCGCCGTGTCCGGTAGCCCGTCGATGAGGACGTAGAGGCGGCGAGGGGTGAGGCGCTCGATCTCGGCGGGGAGGTCGAGCTGGTAATGCCGCTGAAAGTCGGCCTCGAGTTCGTCCCAGCGGTCGGCTAGGAGTCGCCCGAGGCGTCGGATTCCCCCGACTCCAGGGCATACGCGGCGTACGCCTGGCCGACGAGCTGGTTGATGCTGTCGACGGCGGCGCTCGGCTCGGACGGGAGCAGCTTCCGGAACTGGGCGAACTGGCCGGGGCCGAGGAGGTCGCGCAGGAACCGGATCGTCGGCATGATCGTCGACGACTCGTCGATGTCCGTCCAGTGCATCGCGAGCGTGACGAGCGGGATCGGCTCGAGTGTGAACGTGTGACCGTTCCACTCGATCGTCCGGTCCGTGGTCTTCGCGTCGGCGACGGCCGCCGCCGCCTTGGAGCGTGTCGGCTTCTTGGCGGCGGCGGGCTTGCGGCTGGCCGGCTTCTTGGCTGCCGGCTTGCGGGCCGCAGTGGTGCGGCCCGCTCGAGCGCGGTCGGTCACGACGTCGCGAACGCCTCGTCGTCGGACAGGAAGTACCACGAGGCGTCTTCGTCGTCCGGCGTCAGCGACGCGAGGGTCACGGGGATGTTCGCGGAGTTGTTGGCGACGAGCTGCATCTCGACGGCCTCGTTGATCGTGCCCTTGTACATCACGAGGCGGCCGTGCTTGTCGCCGTCCGCGAAGCCGAGCACGAGCGCGTACTCGGCGAGCGCGTCGCCGTCGGCGGGCGGGTCGTACCGGTACGTGCCGGCGGTCGGCTCGGTCCAGTCGCCGCCGCCGAAGCCGAGCGCGAACGTGTCCAGGTTGAGCTGCTCGAGCACGAACGCGACGGTCACGTCGCGGGCGGTGACGATGCGACGCACCGGCGTGCGCTTCTGCCACGCGGTGATGTCCTGGACGTTCGGCGTCACGGTGAACGTCGAGCCGTCCTCGGTCGTGTAGCCGAGATCCTTGAACGCCGGGTCCAGCGCCGCCGTCGGCGAGGACGGGAGCACGAGGCTCGGCGAGTACGGCGCGACCGCGACGGAGCCCGTCAGTGCGACGGTGATCTCCTCGGAGTTGAAGCCGGTCATGGCGATTTCCTCCCTGCCCCGCGGGGCGGGTAGTGGTGCGTGACGGTGGATCGGGGCCTTGACGCCCGCGGGCGAGGCCCGGTGGACGGGCTAGACGATCGGGCCGGTCCTCGGAGCGGCCTCGAGCCGGAGCCCGGCCGAGGTGACGCCCTTGCGAAGCGGCGCGTACGGAGGGTTGTTGACCGAGCCGAACTCGGTCAGGTGAAAGAAGGGATCGACGTTGCCGACGCGGCGCGTGGTCGGCGTCTTGGTGATGACGTACCGGTGGATCGTGTCGTGCGTCTCGCCGATCGGCGTGTTGCGCTCGGCCTGGTCCTTGACGGCTTCGGCGGCGTCGTCGAGCAGCTGTTGGTACGCGGGCTCTCGCTTGAGCTTGGCGAGCGCCTTACGGTCCGTGACGAACCGGGCAGGCATCAGGCCGGGGCGGGGTGGGCGTGGATCGTCGCGGTGAGGATGTACCGCTCGCGGGCGGGCTCCAGGTCGCCGTCAGGGAGGTGCTGCTGGCCGACGAACCGGACGCTCGTCACGACACCGTCGGCGTGCTTGCCGGTCGCGTCGTGGATCGCCTCGCGGACGGTGCGGGCAATCAGCTTCGCCTCCGGCTGTCCGCCGTCCTTGCCCGCGTAGCAGTCGAATTGGAGTAGGAACGGGACGAGCCATTCGGCGCGGGAGCCGGGCTGCTGCGGCGCGTTGAGTTCGACCACGCGAACCCACGGCGTGTCGGTGCCGCCGGTCTGCGCCCCGGGCTGCGTCGCGACGATTCGCGAGCAGACCTCGGCGACCGCTTCATGCTCGCGGAGGTAGCGGGAGATCAGCTTCTCGGCATCGACGATCACGCCGTCAGCCTCACGGTCGCCTCGAGGTGGTCGATGTTCCGCGTGAGCGGATGGCGAGCGCGCCACGGGTCGCCGACGAGCTCGTACTTGACGCCGTCGACAATGACGGCGTCGCCGGTAGCGATCTCGGTCCCGGCGGGCAGGAACAGGTCCCAAAGCGTGTCGGACAGCTCGCCGGACTGGTTAGCTTCGTCGCTCGCACGCCGCGGCGGCTTCTGGAGTTCACAGATCGCCTCGGTCTGCGTCTCCGTCATGACGGGGTCGCCGTAGTCGTTGACCTCGCCGGAGTCGACACGGCGGACGACCGTGCAGGGCCTATTCAGCAGGCGGGCCGCCAGCACCGGGGCCGTCCTCCAGTCCCGCCGGCGGGACGATCGTTCCGCTGCTCGCGGTCGACGTTGCATCGGGGCCCAGCGCCGCCCACTCGTCGGACGACACGCCCGGAGGCAGACCCACCGGCGAAGTCGACACGCCCGGATCCGCGATCACCGGGACCTCGGTCACGAACCGGCTGCGACGCAACACCGACGCCTCGGCCCGATCGTCCGTCTCATAGACGCCGTCCACGAAACGGATCACGCCCGGCAGCCGAGACGACCTTACCGGCAGATTCGGATTCACATCGTCGTTTGTGACGAAACGCATCGTCATGCCCCCTTGATCGGTTGCGACCGCGCCCCGGTGCTGACGATCTGCCGGACCGTGCGACGCTCGTCGGCGGTCAACAGCACGCCGGGCGCCGGGCCCTGCGAATAGGTCACCTGCGCCTGGCCGAGCCGCTCGCTCATAACGCCGGACGGGTTCGGCCACACGCGGGCGACCATTCCCAGCACGACCGCCTTGATCGCATCAGGGATCGGGTCCCAGCCGTGCGAGTACGTCACGACGAGCAGCATCCGAGGATGCCCCCACCCGCAGCGACGAACGATCGAATCGTCCTCGACGTAGAAGTCGGAGGACGGGATGACTTCGCCGTCGAGTACGACCGAGGTGACGTCGAGCACGGGCCGCTGCGGCAGCAGGATCGTCGACTCGCGCGAGCCGCGAAGATGGATCTCGTCGTCCTCCACGAGCTCGATCGTCTGCCGCACCGCACCCTGAACGAGCCCGGATGCGCGAATGAGCAGACCGTTCGCTCGCGTCGTCTCGGCAGTCGTGAACGACTCCGCGCCGAGGTGCTCGCGCAGTTCGTCGGCTGTCGCGAACTGCGTCACGCCGCCCTCTCCTCCCAGCCGGCCGAGCCGATCGGCTTCGCAGGCGGATAGCTGACGACCGTCGCGCCGGCGGGCACGTCCGCGACGACGACCGCGCCCATCCCGATCCGAGCGCCCGCGCCGATCACGACCCGGTTCCGGATGACCGCTCCCATCCCGACACGCACACCGCGCCCGAGCTCAGCGAAGCCGCCGACGATCACGCCCGGCGACAGCTCGCAGTCCTGGCCGACGATCGCGTCATGGCCGACGTGAACGTGCTTCATCAGCCATGCGCCGGACCCGATCGACGTCGGCCGCTTCGTGCCGCTGTCGACGCTGACGAACGCCTCCACGCGAGCGGTCGGCGAGATGATCGGCCGCCACGCCGGGTCGCCGGGCTTCCAGTCGCGCGACTCCGGGGCATGCCCGATCACCGCAGTCTGGTCGACGCCGCCGCCGACCGTGTTCGCCGCGATCTCCCTCATGACGAGCGCCCCTTGCCGATCGCGTCGATCAGCTTCGCCTTGGACGAGAACGCGGCCGGGTCAAGCCCGATCGAGCGCGCGTACTCGTCCCACGCGGCACGCGGCGCCGTCTCCACAGGCTTCTCGACGCCCGGGGTCCGGTTCGGATCAGCCCACGCGTAGCCGCGCTCGAGCAGCGCCTTCGCGCCCGCCTCGGTCGCGGTCACCATCTCGCCGGTCTTCGGATGCTTGAGTCGCGGCATTCTCACGTCTCCAGTACGCTGCTGCGCGCCCTGCCCCGCCCATACGGCGCCTGACCATGACGCCGCGGGGCGGGGCCTTCATCTTGAAGCTCTACCTGTGTCCGGCGAGCCATCTCCACGAGGTCCGCCGGGTAGCGCTCTGCCAGCGCCGGCCACGCGTCCTGCTCGGGAGCGATCCCGAGCCGCTCGGTCAGCCGACCGTACGCGGTGATGTTCGTGTCGGACTTGAAGTCCACGCACCGCAGCTCGTGCGGGTTGTGGTAGTGCCAGCGCAGCCGCGCTCGCGAGCGGCGGATACCGCGGATCAGCGTCCCGTCCAGGCCGCTGCTGCTCGTGTCGTGAACCGGGGCGAACCCGGACGGCTCGAGCATCTTGCGCGGCACGATCCACGGGATCGCGCCGTACTTGCTCGGACTCGAGCAGCGCGTCATCCGGCCGCGCGGAAGGTCGACGATCCCGAGCCGATGCCCGATCAGCATCACGCTATTGCGGGCCTGGTACGGGAGCGGGTCGAAGACGTCCGGGTGAATCCAGTCGTCAGAACCGATCCACACGATCCAATCGGCGCCCTCCTCCCCCGCCCGACGCAAGCCGGCGTTGCACTTGCGGCCGAGCGGGAGATTCGGCGTCTCGAGCGCCACAGCCCCGTATTCCGTGGCGATCTCGAGGTTCTCATCGTCGGCGACGATAAGCATCTGGGCGTCCATCCCGCGGGCGGCGAGATCGGCGCAGAGGCGTTGGCGCTGCGCGAGCACCAACCGCGTGACGGCGAACCGCCGCCACGCGGGAGAGACGATCCAGACGTTCACGGCGTGGATCAGGTCGCCGTGATCTTCACCGCGCGGACGAGACGCTGCGCGTCGTTGTCCCACGCGTCGGTGTGGCCGGTCGCCGGGTTGGCGGGGTCCGTCACCGGGACGAACTTGCCGCCGTTGTCGGGATCGTCGGTGTAGTGGCCGTGGTCCTTGACCATGTCCACGCCGCACCACGAGTCCATCGCGAGCTGATCCTCGACGTTCTCGATGTCGAACGCGCGGACCGCGCGCATCGCGAACCCCTGGAAGGACATGTTCGCGCCCCACGGCGCGCCATCGGGCACGACCGGGATGCGACTCGCGAACGCGCACGCCGTCCGATGGCCGGCGTACGCCTCGTTGCTCGGCAGCACCGGCGACCGAACGATGTCGAACTCGGCGACGCGGCCGATGACCGACTCGCGCAGCGTCTGCGTCGAGCCGGACTTGCTCGCGTCGATGAACTTGTCCGAGTTCAGGAACTCCGTCTCGATGCCGGAGCCGACCGCGATGAAGCGGCCCTCCATCGGGACGTGCGCGTTGTTGAGGTACTCGCGCGCCCGGACGGCGATGTCGGAATACGGGTCGTCCGTGGACGACACGTACGCGATCGTGTTCTCGTAGCTCGCGCCCGAGAACGCGTCGGCGATCTCCTGCTCGAGCTGCTCGGCGACGCCGCGCATGATCGGGTTCAGCACCTGCTGCCCGAAGTTCGCGATGTCGAGCGTGAGCTGCTCGTCGGAGAGGCCGACCCACTTGTAGATGTCGATGTCGAGCGTGAGATCGACCTTGCGCTCGTGAATCGTGTCCTTCGTGCGGGCCGCTCCCGAACGCAGGGCGCGCCGGCGGGCGGGCGCGTACGCCGGAAGGCGGACGCTGATCGTGTCGTTCAGGGCACCGGCGAAGTCTCCGCCGGGGTCGCGCCACACGATCTGCGCGAGGTTGATCTCGCGAAGCAGGAGGCCGAGCGCGGTCGCCACGACCTTCTGTGCCTTGATGAAGTCGGACGCCATCGCCCGTTCTCCTTTCGTGGTTTAGCGCGACGCCGGCCTGCGACTCCGCGCGAATTCAGTGCCGCGGAACCTTCTCCGCGAGCTTCATCGGGTCCATCTCGTCGTCGTCCTCGTCGGACGATCCGCCGGAGCCGGACCTGAGGTTCTCCTTCGGCCGACGGCCGGGACCCTTGCCCCCGCCGCCCCCATTGCCGCCGTCGCCGTCGCCCGGCTTGAAGTCGGCGAACAGCTCGTCGGCGTCGGCCTCGAGCTCCTCCTTGGTGGAGCCGCTGAGACGCTTCGCCAGAGCCGCCACCTTCTTGGCGGACATGCCGTCGGGAGCCTTGTCGAGCGCGACCCGAAGCTTGAGCGCGTCCGCCGAGGCGGTAGCGGCCTGCGCCTTCGCCTCGTTCGCCTCGCGCTGCGCCTTCTCGGCGGCCGTCTCGTTCGCGCGCTCGTGCTCCTGGACCTTGCCATGAAGCGCGTCACGCTCGCTCTTGACCTTCGTGTTGTCGGCACGAAGACCCTGGATGAGCTTCCACGCCTTCTCGGGGTTGAACTCCTCGTCCGATCCCCACGGCGGCTTCTGCTGCGACCCCTGGCCGCTGCCGTTACCGCCACCGTCTCCGCCGGCGCCGGAACCTCCGCCGCCGCCGTCACCGCCTCCGCCTCCGCTCCCGCCGTCGCCCTCGAACAGCAGCGGGAACATCAGTCGGAACATGCGTTCCATCAGGCCCTCCTGGGGCTCGTGATTCGGCCGTCTCCTGGACGGCCCGGTCAGGCGCCCTCTATGGCGCGCCTGAAGCTGTTGAGCGGGTCCTCGGCGCCTTTGTGGTCGCGCCAGAGCTGCGCGAACTCGCGGGCGCGGCCCGGCCACTCGGACCCCTCGTAAGACGGCTCGGCCGAGCAGGCGCAGTGGTCGTGCGCACGGAACCGCACGGAGTCCTCGCCGTACACCGGGCCGCGGCTCGAAAGCATCGCGCAGAACGCGCAGCAGTGGCCTGACGTGACTCGCGCCCAGCCGTGCGCTTGCGGGTCCGCCTCCGTCGACAGCATGAGCGTCTCGCGTCCGCCGGCGAGGACATGCCGGGTGACGGCGCCGCTCGTGCGAACGAGCGCGGTCTGCATCGCGACGCGAGGCGCCAGCCCGGCGAGCAGCGCTTGACGGGTCATCACGCGGCCCGTGACCTGGAGCGATGTCGCGACCCGATCGGGATCGACCGACGGCGCGAGCCGCGGCGTCGGGTCGCCTGCGACGCGCTCGGTGCGGCGGAACGTGTCGTAGTACGCCGCCGCGAAGGACGTAGAAAGAGAGTGATAGGAGCGGACGAGCGGGAGGGTCGCGGCGACGAGGCGGTCGAACGAGGCGTCGTCGCCGGTCCAGAGCGGCCAGAGCGTCATGAAGTCGCGCAGCGCCCGGGATCGGACCTGGAGCTGTACGTCGCGGTGATCGGCGGTCAGGACCGCGCCCGCTTCAGTTCTCGCCATCGTCAACCGTCTGCGGGTACGAGTCGACGCGCTTCGCGACGCGCCGCAGTAGCGCCGCGATGATCCACGCCGGGTCGCTGGAGTGATTCCAACCGCTGTTCTCGCGCAGCATCCCGTCCGCCTCGTCGAAGCGATAGACGGAGTAGACGACCGCAACGTGCCGCACCTCGGCGCCGAGATCGGCTTCGATCTCCTCGATCGAGTCGAGCGCCCGGAGGAGGGTCTGCTTCGCGGGGCTGAGCCCGTCCATCAGGCGGGCGATCCCGCCGGCGGGACGGGCTGATTGTCGCCGTTGGACTGCCGCTCAAGAAGCGCCTGAAGCTGACGGAACGCGTCGCCCGTCTGCGCCGCGTTCTTCCAACGCTCGACGTCCTGCTGCGTCGCGCCCGGGACCCGCTCCCACAACTCTTGCGGCGGAATGCCGAGCGTCGTCGCGAGCTTGCCGAGCCCATCGACGATCGCCGCGAACGCGCGAGCCGACGTGTCCCGCCAAACGACCTGAGCGCCGTCCGGAACGTCGTTCCCGGTGTACTGGCCGTCCAACCAGAAGATCTGCTCGTGCGACTCACCGAACGACGTCTTGCGATCGTCGACCTTACGATCGCGGCCCGCCTCGGCCGCGACGAGCGCCTCCGCGCTGAGGTTCACGAGTTCGCCGACGAGCTCGTGCACGGGCGTCTGCGACAGCGTCGCGGCGTGCTTCGTCGAAGCGTCGCGCGACTTGATGTAGCCGCTCAGATCCGTCTGGCCGAACTCGCCGATCTTGATCGGGTTGCCCTCCTCGTCGGCCGCGTCCGGGAACGTCCAGAGCTGCGACGCTCCGGCCCTCATCTTCTCCTTCTCGTCTTCGGCGACCCAACCGAGGATGTAGCGCTGCCGGAACGCCGAATACCACTGGGCTGTGAGCAGGCCGAACGTCGTCAGGTCCACCTGGTCCTGGATTCGCATCAGCGGCACGACCTGACCGCGGTTCGGGACCTCGTCCTCGAGGAACCGCTCGCCGTCGTCCAGGCTGCCGACACCTCGGCCGCGGTCGGCGGGCTCGACGTCGTCGTCGGCGTCGAGATCGTCCTCGTCCTCGAACCGCACGACCGGCGTCACCGGGGCGCCGTGCTCGCGCAGCTCGACGAACTCGAACTTCCCATCGGCGCCGCCCGAGAGGTAGTAGACGACCTCCTCGTCGTACATGCGCCAGAGGCCGCGGCCGAGGCGCTCGAGCGCCAGCATCGGCCAGTCGGGGTCTTCGCCGTACAGCGCCATCATGTTCCGCGGCGACACGCCGCGGATGACGGACGTCGGGCGGCCCGGCGTCACGACCGCGTACGCCGTGCCGTACGCGACCGCGGCCCGGTGGATCGCGGACTGATGCTTGTCCATCCGGTTGGCCTGCCAGGCGCCCTCCCAGCCGGGCGCGTTCTCCGCCTGCTTGTCGACCCGGAAGCCGTCCACGAACAGCGATTGCGCGAGGCTCGCGACGACGATCTCGATCACGTTCACGCGCGCCATCCGCGCCATGCGCCGCACCTCGCGCGGCGCGTTCGTCGGGATCACGGCCGGGAGGCGCTGCCGCCCCTTCCAGAACCGCCGGATCACGTCGAGCTGACGACGCTCCTTGACGTGCATCGAATGGAGCTCGCGCGCCTGCGCCTCCGCCCCCCGTGCCCCTAGCGCCATTCGACCACCTCCCTCCTAGATGAACACTGCACGTCGGTTCCGCTTGCTGCGGTACTTGCCGCTGTTCAGCACGAGCCGCCGGCCGAGGCGGGCGCCGACCATCGCGACCGCATAGTCGACCTTCTTGCTGCTCGAGCGGGACTGCTTGCCGAGGCTCACGCCCCACTGGTTCGGACGGCGACGGGCGTTGTGGACGTGCGTCCGTAGCTGCTGATCGCCGTCCCACGTGAGGCGCTCCGGCGCCTCGTCGTCGTCGACCGCCGCGGCCGTCAGGCCTGCCTCCTCGGTGAACATCCGGACGCGTTCCTTGCCGCCGGGCTGCGAGAGCCGCATGTCGAACGAGACGGAGTTGCCGATCTTCGCGCCCGGCGTCGCCCACACGAGAAGCTTCTTGCCGAAATCGCGGTGCCAGCTGTCGACGAGCTCTTTCCAGTACAGCGCCGACTCGTCGTCGTCATCGCGCGCCGGCGACTGGTCGACGCCGCACCACTTCACGTCGTACCGGGCGAACGCGGCGCGGCCGACAGCGTCGACCTCCTCGCGCGGCGCGAGCCATCCCTTGCCGCGGTCGCCTCTCGGCCGCTGCCAGCAGCCGAGCGCCATCACGTGCCCGTCGGAGACGCGGCAGCCGACGAGGACGGTCGCGTCGTCGGACTTGGAGCAGTCCAGGAACATCGTGATCGCCTCGCCGTCCTCAACGATCTTGTCGGGGTCGGCGTACCGGTCGAAGTTGCGCGGCTCGACCCACGCGTCCTCGGCGGCCGGGAGGCTCGAGAAGTAGAAGCGGATCGAGTCGGCGATCGGGACGCGCGGGTCCTGCGCCTCGTCGCGGATACGCTCGAGGTCCGTCCACGGCGAGTCGGCGTACGCCGCAGCGATCCCGGCCATCAGCTCCTCCTCGACGTGGAGGCGAAGGTGAGGTGGGGCCTCGCGGCTGTCGTACAGGATGTCCTGCCGGCGCGTCTTGCCGCCGACCTGGGCCTGCCACGCCTCGTACGAGTCCTCGGCGACGCTTTCCTCGCTCGGCATATGGGCATTGGTGCCCTCGAGCAGTCGCGCGAGCCCGCCCGGCGACTTCGCGACGTTACGACGTCCGACGCCGGCGAGCCGCTGCCCGCCGTTCGTGTGCGTCATGTGGTGCGTCTCGTTCGCGAAGACGGCGGTTGCCGGATCGCCCTCGCTCGACGCCTCCGAATTCGTGAGCAGCTCGAGCCGCGACCCGTTCAGCAGCTTCGTCTGGAGGATGCCCTTGTCGTAACCGAACTCGGCGGCCATCGTCGCGTCGACCATCGCGTTAGCGACGCGCAGCACGTCGGACGCCTGCGCCTCCGAGTTCGCGGCGATCTGGACGAGCGCCATCCGATACGGCTCGCCGACCCACTGACCGTTGCGCCACACCGGCCTGGTCGGACCGCACAGCTCGGCGTTGCACATCGCCGCCAGAAGCGGGTCCTTCCCGGTGCCCTTGGCGCCGCGCTTGACGCCGGACCGGTACAACCACTTAGGGTGCTCCGGCGTCGCGTCCGGATGGATCGCATACCACCACAGCAGGAAATTGACCTGGCCGCGGGTGAAGCGCCACGGCCCGCCGGTCAAGTGGTGACGCAGCCACTTCTCGCACCACGCGAGCACGTGATGCCCGATCGTCAGGACGTCGTCCGGGAACGGCGGCAGCGTCAGCCACGCGCCCGTCTCCGGCTCGACGAAGTACCCGGGGAGTAGCTCCGTCCCGCCGGCGGGATCAGGAGGCGACGCGGTCGCGGTAGTCGTCAAGGCTCGCGACGCCCTCGGCCGGCGCATCCGCAGCGGCCGAGTCTTCGATCGTCCATCGGAGGTCCAGCAGCGCCTTCGGGTTCAGGCCGAGACGGTTGTCGATCTCGCGCATCTCGCGCATCAGAGTCGTTGACCCGGTCGCGGACCGCTTCAGCGTTTGAAGCGCGAACTCGACACGGTCGATCGCCTCCTCGTCGGCGCCGGCGAGCAGATCCGTCAGGTCCAGCTCGTCATCGAACGACAGCGCGTCCAGCTCGTCCTCGAGCTGCGCACGCCGCGCCACGAAGTACAGCGACCCCTCGTCCCACTTGACGGCCTGCGGGAGCTTCCACGCCCACCGCCACCAACGAAGCCCGGCCTCGCCGAGCTCGTACGACTTCGGCGGCTTCGGAGCCCGCCCGGTCCGTCCTTCAGCCGGGAGCAACGTCGTCGCGATCGTCGGCTGGTTACGCCTACGCGCATCCCCCGAGGGGAGCGGTCCTCGTGCCATCGGTGCCTCCTGGGCGTTCCCGGTCCTGCCGGGGCCGATTGAAGCCCTCGCGGGCGAAGTCTTGAAACCCGTACACCGTCGGAGACGCT